CTCCACCATTTCCTTGGCGACAGGCATCAGCGAAGTGCGCGACAAGAGCGGAAATGCTCGGCATTTCACGCAGTCAGTGAGTGCCAGCCAGCCAGCGTATCGCCTTGACGGAATAAACGGTCTTGGCAGCATGTCCTTCGACGGTACCGCCAAGGCGCTGCAACGCGCACCCGAGTCTTGGGCGTTCCAGTACCCCATTACTTCGTTTATTGTATTTAGGGCGGCGGCATTCACCAACGCCTACAACTCATTATTTGAGTTTTTTACCTCAGCCGGCCCCACGACTGCCGGGTGGAGTGATCTTATCAAAAGCAATGGAAAGTCTGCGGTATACTCGACGAACACAGCGGGAGGACAGCCGAATTATGACGGCACCGGGGCGTTCACCTACCTACCAAATAGGACGTATATTTTCACGGGCGTCCATCAAAACAACGCGATGATTGGTCTGCAAAATGGCAAGCCGGACGGCAGCAACACGGGGACGTATACGTTACGCACTAACTTAGGAACTTCGCCGCTCTACATCGGCTCATCGCCGATGTTCAGTCGGTACACGAACTGGATGATAGGTGAAGTGATTATCACGAATGGTGCCGAGCTATCGGTAGATAACCGAATGAAGGTGTTGGGACATCTCGCGTGGAAATGGGGAAACGCGCCAGACCTGGTGACCACCAACCCATTCCTGAACCGCCCGCCGCTGATCGGAGACTAGGCGATGCCGTTGCGCATCCGAGTTCCGGCGATTGCTGCGCCTAGCAGCGGCGCTCCATATACATTAACAGCAGATGGCGCGACTTATTCATATTCTGGCAACGATGCCAATCTGCTATACAACCGCAGGCTCGTCGCGGAGGGTGTAGCCTATTCATATTTAGGTAATGACGCAAATCTGTTTTTCAACCGCCAAACTCAAATCGGCGGCGGGATATATTCATACTCAGGAAACGACGCCAACCTGCTGTACAACAGAAGGCTCGTTGCTGAGGGAGCGGCGTATGCGTACTCTGGCAATAATGCTTCGCTGGTTTATACGCCCGTTCGTGCTTTCACGTTATCGGCGGATGGAACTACCTATACTTATTCTGGCAACAACGCAAATCTGCTATACGCCCGCAGGCTCGTTGCTGAGGGAGCGGCGTATGCGTACTCTGGCAACGATGCCAATCTGGTTTATGCTCCTGCTCAGGCGTACACACTAACTGCCCTCGGGGGCATCTATAATTATTCCGGCAACAATGCTACACTGATATATTCAGGTGGCCCGCCACCTGTAATTGAAGTAATTGGTGTTTGCGGTCCACAAGTAACTAATGTATTCTTATTCAATGGCGTTGTAGAACCACCATTTCCGGTACAGCGGAGGACTTCATGAAAACCCCGGCATGGCAGCGAAAAGAAGGCAAAAGCCCAAGCGGGGGGCTTAATGCTAAGGGGAGGGCTTCATACAATAAAGCCAATCCCGATAAGCCTGGATTGAAGGCGCCCCAGCCTGAAGGTGGTTCTAGGCGTGATAGCTTCTGTGCCAGAATGGCCGGTATGAAGAAGAAACTAACTAGCGCCAAAACCGCCAATGACCCTAACTCTCGAATCAATAAGAGCCTTAGAGCCTGGAAATGCTGACATGAACGAAGGTGAAATTCAAAGGAACCTAGGTTCTCTATCAGCGAAAATGGAAAATATGGAATCCCGTTTAAGTGATATGAAGCGGGATATGGATATTCGATTTGAACGGCAAGATGATAGGCTTGATGAAGTCATTAAAACCCTTAATAAGTTGAGCGGCGGCTGGCAATTTATTATGATGGTTGGTACGGTTGTTGGTATTGTGACCGCCCTTGTAACCGCCTGGAAGATGGGATTTGTAAAATGAGGCAGATCAATCAAGATGGTTTGAATCTTATTAAGCAATGGGAGGGGCTTCGTTTGGAAGCCTATCTATGCCCTGCTAAAGTTTGGACGATTGGTTATGGTCATACCGCAACAGCCAAGAAAGGCATGAGCATTAGCGAAGCTGAGGCAGTCAACCTATTGCGCGGTGACTTGGCCAGGTTCCGGCGCTGTGTGGAAAATGCTGTCACGGTCCCCTTGAATGACAATCAATTTGCCGCCCTAGTGTCATTTTGCTTCAATGTTGGGGAAGGGGCTTTTCGGGGTTCTACCCTGCTGAAGAAGCTGAACGCTGGTAATTATGATGCTATTCCAAGTGAATTGGCTAGGTGGAACAAAGTCGGCAAGAACGTGTCTGCTGGCTTAACTAACCGCCGCGCTGCTGAGGCTGGCTTGTGGGTTAAGGGTTCCTTTGTGTCCAGTAACTATATCGAGCCTTCTGCCCCGTCTGACGGTAAAGGTTCTGCGGTGGCTGCGTATGGTGGTATTGCTGCTGCCGCTGCTACTGCCGCCCCTGCGGTACAAGCCCTTGGTGGCGTCCCTATGTGGGTTGGTGTGGCTATTGTGGCTGCTGTTGTGGTGCTTGCTGCCATTGTTTTGTTGAGGAAAAAATGATTGCGATTGGGTTTATTTGGGCCAAGATTAAGGCGTATGTCATTGGCGCTGCTGTAATTATTGGCGCTTTGATGGCTGCCTTTCTTTCTGGTCGGCGTGAAGGTAAGGCCGTGGCTAGGCAGGACCAGCTACAGGGAAGCCTAGATGGTTTGCAGAAGGGCAATGAGGCTGCCGCCCAATACAAGGGGAATGGTGGCGCTGTGGATGCTCTTGAAAAGGGGAAGTTTTGAAATACTCCCTGATCTTTGGTTTGGTGATGCTGGCCGGTTGCGGCCATAATACGGCCTTGGTTTGCCCAAGTATTGTCCCGTATAGCCAGAGTATTCAACAGGGCGCTTCGGCTGAATTAAAGGCTTTGCCTAGCAATTCTATTGTTGCTAGAATGATTGAGGATTACGGTGAACTTAGAGCCCATATTCGGGCTGCTTGTAAATAGGAGAGTGTGATGAAAATGATGAAGCCTAAAATGAAGATAGGTCCAGACAAAGCGGGCATGTCCACGCCTCGTTTTGCTGCCCGTGCCATGCGTCCCGGTGGGATGAAGAAGGGCGGTAAGGTGATGTATGCCAAGGGTGGCGGTGTTGAAATGAAAGGCAAAACCAAGGGGAAGGTTGTCTAATGGACGATCTTCCGCTTCCTCCTCGTCCACCTTCTAGGGTGCCATCTAATCGTAGGCGCGTTCCTAATGAGCGTGGTATGACTGAGGACGAGATTATGCGGGACCGTTCTGGACTTAATCCGCTTACCCGAGAACCTATGATGCGGGAAGGCGATTCTGGTTATGTTGTTGGAGGAAAGCAAATGATGGACCCTGCTAATTTCGAAACTGCCAATCGTATGCGTGAGGATGCCCGCAAGGGAACGCGCATGAAGTCTGGTGGTAAAGTCAAAAAGATGGCTTCCGGTGGTTCCGTGAAATCATCTTACACCCGTGGCGATGGTTGCGCCATTAAGGGTAAGACGCGCGGGAAGATGGTTTAGTGAAGCCTGTTTGGGAGCGTAAAAGGCCAAAGGGGCTGGGGAAACCTAAGCCCCTATCTGATAAGCAGAAGGCTTCTGCCAAGGCATCTGCTAAGGCGGCTGGTCGCCCCTATCCAAACTTGGTTGATAACTTACGCGCTGCAAGGAAGAAGTAATGCCTACTAGCGGAACGTCAACTTGGAACATTGATATTGCCGATCTTATTGAGGAGGCTTACGAAAAAGCTGGCCTTGATGCTCGGACTGGTTATGACTACAGGACTGCCCGGCGTTCCCTGAATATGATTAGTGCTGAATGGTCTAACAGGGGTTTGAACCTGTGGACCGTTGAGCAGGCGTCTATGACGCTTTCTCCAAATGTATCTACATATAGCCTTCCGGCTGATAACATTGATGTGACGGACGCTATTGTTCGATTGGCTGGGCAGGGTTCTAACTTTGATTATCCGCTATCGCGTATTGGCGTGACGGACTATGCGACCCTACCTAATAAGGCAACCACAGGGCGGCCCCTACAGATTTACGTCCAGAAGCAAGTTAGCCAATCATTTATCCTTTGGCCGGTTCCTGACCTAGCCTATACCCTATTGTATTGGCGCCTAAAGCGTATGCAGGATGCCACTAACGCGCTTGATAACATGGACATTCCGGTTCGGTTTGTGCCTGCCCTAGCGGCTGCTTTGGCCTATCAGATTGCCCTAAAGCGTCCAGAGGCCATGGGGCGGGTTCAAATGCTACAGGCTGAGTATGAGCGGCAGTTTGCATTGGCGGCTGAGGAGGATCGGGAACGGTCCCCAGCGACCTTTGTTCCTTGGAATTATAGCCGGATATGACGCAGAGATTCGCCTTTGGTAAGCGGGCTTTTGGGTTCTGTGACCGCTGTAATTTCCGCTTTCCACTAGCGAAGCTAGATTGGCAGGTGGTGAACCAGAAGCCAACGGGCATTAAGGTGTGTTCTGCCTGCAATGATGAGGACCATCCGCAGTTACAGTTGGGTAGGTTTCCTATCAATGATCCCGTGGCGCTACTCAATCCTAGGCCAGATGTTGACCCTGGCAGGAGTTTATTTGGCTGGAATCCTATTGGGAATGCGGCTATATTTGCTACTGGACTTATAGGGATTGTGAATGTAAATATACCCCCGCCAACAAGTAATGCGGTGTGGTATAATAATTCAAGTGAACCGGTTTATTGGACAAACCAATCTGGCGTCCAAGTATCTTGGGTTAATAATGCGTCAATAGGTGTATAAACATGGCTTCTGTTCCTAATCAATTTGCGAATGAAACCACGCCGGTTGAGTTGGTAAAACTTGATGAGAACTTTGCTGCCTTGGTTAATGCTATGCCCCCTAGCTTTGGGACAATGGCACAACAGGACGCTGATAGCGTTTCCATTAGTGGTGGGGTAATTACTGGCATTTCTGATCTAGCGGTTGCTGATGGTGGTACGGGGGCTAGTGATGCTTCTGCTGCTAGGGCAAATTTGGGTGCTGCTTCAAGCGGTTCAAATAGTGACATTACATCTTTAAGTGGTTTAACTACGGCGCTTACTGTGGCTCAGGGTGGAACTGGTGCTAGTGATGCTGCCACGGCTCGTGCCAATCTTAACCTTGGAACGATTGCAACGCAGAACTCAAACTTAGTTTCTATAACTGGTGGTTCAATTACCGGCGTTACAATAACCGGATTGACTGGTGTTGCTTCTAGTGGTGCCAATAGCGACATTACATCTTTGAGTGGATTGACTACCCCCCTTTCAATAGGGCAAGGCGGGACCGGGGCCGCCACGGCTCCCAATGCTAGAACGGCGCTTGGTCTTGGAACGATTGCAACTCAAGCCTCAAACTCTGTATCTATTACAGGTGGTTCTGTTACTGGTATCACTGATATTACTATTGCAGATGGTGGGACAGGCGCTAGTGACGCTGCTACCGCCCGCACTAATCTTGGTCTTGGAACAGCGAGTAATGTGACATTCAATTCAGTTTTGGATGTTTCAGGGAATGTGCGGGCTTTACCCATTAATAACCAGACAGCCGCGTATGTAGCTGCTGCTTCTGACCTTGGTAAAGTCATTTCCATCACGACAGGGGGTGTGACTATTAACTCTGGTGTGTTTGCGGCGAATGATGTTTTCAGCATTTGGAACAATAGTGCATCCAATCAAACTATCACTCAAGGCGCTGGCGTAACCATATACCTTGTTGGAACGGCGACGACTGGCAACCGAACTCTAGCGCAGCGGGGCCTAGCAACAGTGTATTGTGTTGCAGCCAACACCTTTGTTATCTCGGGTGGCGGCTTGACATGAGCCTGATGCAACTTCTGCTGGCGTCGGCTGCGGCGGTTAGCGGCAACACCATCCAATACCTCGTTATTGGTGGTGGTGGTGGTGGTGGTTACAATGGTTTTGGTGGCAACACGAGCGGCGGCGGCGGCGGTGCGGGCGGATACCGCACAAATAGAACCGGTGATGCGAGCGGCGGCGGCGCCAGCGCAGAAGCAGCATTTAATATAACTCTAGGCACGAATTACTCTGTCACGGTTGGTGCGGGTGGTGCGGCAGTAACTAACGGAAGTGATAGTGTTTTTGGTTCAATTACTTCATTAGGCGGCGGTGCCGGAAGTGCGGCAAGCGCAAACGGAAATAGTGGGGGTAGCGGAGGCGGCGCAACTGCCGCTGACCCAGGAAGTTTTCTTGGGGGCGCAGGCACCGCAAATCAAGGGTATGTTGGTGGTGACGAGGGTACATTTGGATCACCGTTTCCTAGCGGCGGCGGCGGCGGTGCGGGCGCGGTTGGAGGAACCCCAACATCGGCTTCGGTCAGTGGTAACGGCGGTACAGGTGTTGCCAGCACAATTACCGGTAGTTCAGTAACGCGCGCCGGTGGCGGCGGCGGTTCCAATTTTGTTAATGGCGGCACAGCGGGCACGGGTGGTTCAGGTGGCGGTGGTAACGGCTCCAATTCTGCTTCGGGAACAGCGGGCACAGCAAACACGGGTGGTGGCGGCGGAAACAACGCAGCAGGCGGTTCCGGCGTTGTCATTCTCCGGTATCCCAACACGCTCACGCTTTCCAACCCAGGCGGCGGCTTGACTTGGACGACAGCCTCAGTCGGTGGCGATACCGTTGCAACCATCACAGCAGGCACCGGCAATGTGCAGTTCAATACGGGCATCGTCACCAGTGGCCTTGTTATGAACTTGGACGCTGGCAATGCGGCTAGCTATCCCGGCAGTGGAACGGCTTGGACTGATTTGTCTGGCACTGGTAACCATCTGACACTGCAAAATAGTCCAACATGGAACTCAAGCGGGTGGTTTGCTACCGGTGCGACGGGGTATTTTGATCGGGCCACCGGCATCAATGTACCGCAGGGGAATGCTCCTTATACATTGCAAGCGTGGGTGCGCCTGCCGTCGTGGACAACGCTCGGCGGAATCATGTCTATCGGCGGTTTTGGCACCACAAACCAAAGCAACGCGCTGCGTACTGGCGGTTCATTGGGCGGTGGTGGCGTCGGGCGTTTTTTGCATTATTGGTGGGCTAATGATTTGGAGGCTGATAACAACAACGCAAGTTTGGCGCTGAATACTTGGTTTATGATTACTGCGAATTTTGACGGCACTACAAGACGCATTTACGCGAATACCACTCAGATCGCCAGTGACACGCCGGGCAGCGGACACAATGTGACATCATCAACTATTCAACTTGCTTTGACTTACATAAGCTCGGGCGAATACCTCCAGGGCGATGTTGCCATCGCGCGCATCTATGACCGCGCGCTTCCCGCTTCTGAAGTCCGACGCGGCTCGCTTCGGTCTTGCAGGCATCGTCACCAGCGGCCTTGTTATGAACTTGGACGCTGGCAATGCGGCTAGCTATCCCGGCAGCGGCACGGCTTGGACGGACCTATCAGGAAACGGGAATAACGGCGCTTTATCGGGCGGCTTTGGCTACAGTTCCGCCGATGGCGGGCAGATTACATTCAATGGAACCAACTCCGCAGCGAGTTGCGGTAATGCTGCAAGCCTTCAAAACAATTCCGCCAGCGTTGAGGTGTGGTTCAAGGCGTCAAACACCAATTCATCTTTTAGGGGTCTGTTTGGTAAAGAAGAAGCACAAAGTTTATTATTGAAGGATAACGTACTAATCGCTTATGATTGGGGAAATGCGGCAGAAAGATCAACTGGCGTCAATGTTGGTGATAACACATGGCGTCAAGCCGTTTTGACGGTATCGGGAACCGGTAGCAATAACGCGGCCATTTACATCAACGGCGCACTTTCGCTAACGACAACAATCGCTGTTTTAGCTCAGTCTTTTAGTGTGATCGTTGGCCTAAACACCGTTAACCAATGGCTAAACGGAAGTGTTGCGATTTCTCGCTTTTACAACCGCGCCCTTTTACCGTCCGAAGTCTTGCAAAACTTCAACGCCAACCGTGGGAGGTTCCCTGGCCTATGATTACTTGGTCAATCAAAAGTCTTTTCGCCACGCTCAGCAACTCCGAGATTGATGCGCTGCGCCCGAATGGCGCCATCGTCGTCAAGGTTGAGTGGCAAGTGTCGGGGGTGGACCGAAACATTGCCGCCGCCGTTTCGGGCTTTCAGGAGTTTGTCTATGACCCGGCGACGGAGTTCACGCCGTACTATGACCTGACCGAAG